AGGATATAATATCACGGGATAGCAATCAGTTTGTTGCAATCTTTGCAACAAAGCAATATCTTGAACGTATTTATCATTTTTCAAGTGATATTGTTCACTAAATGACTCCCAATTTAGATTTTTATGCATTGATGAAAATAGCGTTATGTAATTTCCAATATGACTACAAAAGTACAAAAAAAACCGTGATACGGCATTCCATTATCACGGACTTTATTTTGATTTACAATCTAATACCTTTATCCTGTTTTCTTGTAGGCACTCCCAATGCTTGCATAAACTCGTCTTTCTTTCGTCTGAACCAACTGACGTGTGAAACACCGTCTATGTTGAGGTTGAAATTGCCCTCCTTGTCCTCTTTAAGTGAACATATCGTTTTGTCTGCCCTGAAATGTTGGTTAAACTCGCGCGAATACAATTCGCCTTTAATGGAAACATCTTTGAATGTGCATAATTTTCTAATAACAGCATCGCCAAAGTTCAGAGTATCACGCAAGAACTTAATTGTCGGCATCAGCTTCTCCACATAAGGAAAATAACATTTGACAAAATCCACAAAGTCGGACATCTTGCGGTGTCGCTGTTCGTAAGCGTTCTTTATCTCCTGTATCTGCTTGGCTTGCTGTTGTTCCCTCTGTCGGGCTTCTTCTTCAAGTTCAAGTATGCGGTCTTGCAAATCCTCGTTCCTACGCTCCAATGCTTTCATCTTTCCACTGCCGAAAAGAGAACCCACACTTTCGGCTATGTTGGTCGCTGCGGTAGTGGCTGCACCTTTCAGCTTCTCGGTCTGTACCTCTTTCTTGGCTCGTTTGAGTTCTTCCTGTGCCGTTTCTTTCTGCTGCTGCAAGTCCACCACTTCCGCTTTAAGACTGTCGGCAAGCCGTTGGGTGTCCCGATAATACTGTGTCGTGGATTTGTGCCGTGCCTTTGAACCATCAATGCCACGCTGCAATCCGTACTTAGCCATCGCAACGGCATAACTGTCTTGATAGGATTTCAGTTTCAGCCGTGTCATGATGTCATCGGCACAGAGCCTTACGGTGTCGGCAGGTTTCTTGCGGTAGCGTTTCTTTGCCTGTCCCTCCCGTTTCCTGCGCTTGCGCTCTCCCTTGACTATCGGAACGAGCGTGACGTGTATGTGCGGTGTTTCCTCGTCCCTGTGCAGATGCGCTGCCACTATGTTCTCCTTGCCGAACAGGTCGGCAAAGTATCTTATGTTGTCGGCACACCATTCGTCAAGTCTGCCTTCCTTTTCGATGCGCTCCATGTCTTCATGTGTTCCCGATACATTTATGCGGATTGCCCGTACTTGGTTGTTACCGATTTTGCGTGTCAGTCGCGCTTCTTCCAATCTTCTTTGGATAGCAGCCGAGCGGTCTTTTATCCCATCGGGGTATGTAATGAGTTTTCGGTTAAGGTGCGTGCGTGTGGGGTCTGCGTTCTTCGGAATGATGAAACGCTCGATGTGGGCGGTCGTTCCGCTGTCGGAACCGTGCGCCTTTTCCATGTGCAATACTACGAATCCCATATATTTTTCTCCTTTATTTTACTTGTGAAACAATCGTTTTTCTTATCTTCGGAGCGGTGTGTATTCCGTCTCCGATGGGGTGTGCAGAGGGGCTTGTCCCTTGCCTTATTGGGGAATTTTCAGCGTTGCCCTGCAATGCGGCTCGGAAAAATTCCCTAATAAGCTACGGTATTTTCCATCGGTAAATATCCGTGTCGCTGTGAGCCTGTTTTCATCTACATTTTCAGCCCTCGCTTTTTCGGTGGCTGTATCATCCGTCTTGCGGATTGGACTTGCTTTGCCGGTTCTGTCTGCTTGGCGGATGGTCTGCTGCACAGATACTCGTTCAAGTCGTTGTACCCTGCATAGTGGATTGCCATATCCTGCAAGCGGTCGCCCAACATCCGTTTCAGGTTATGGTATGCGTTACGCCCTGCATGGTCGTTGTCAAGAAAGCTGCCTATACGGGAGTATTGCCTTAGCAGTTGTTCCGCCTTGCCGATGTTGGAAACGGAGTTAAGCACCATGTAATCCTGCTCGGTCAGTCGTGGGTGGTCGGGGTGGTTGTTTGTGCGGATGGTAAGGAACGAGAGGTAATCCATAAAGCCCTCGAAAAGATAGCACACGTTTCGGAGTTCTCCCTGCTGTCGGATATGGGTAATGTCTTTCGGGGCGACACAACCCTTATAATAGCGGTTGCGAACCTCAAACCCTCCTGTCATGTTCGGGAAACCGATGGCGAAATAGGACTTGTCGGCATTTTCAAAGCGTAACTCCTTGCATTCCCTTTTGGCGAGTCCTATGTTTATTCCTCTCTCTTGCAGATAGGCGATGAGCGCAGGGGATGACAACTCGCCAACCTGCAAGCTGCGATAAGCCTTGTTACCCGATTGGCTCTTTTCAAAAGAGAACGATACAGGGCGGATATGCGGTGTCTGCCGTTCTATCTGCCTTAACAGGTACGGCACATCTTCGGAGCGGTAGAGTTCCGCTGCCAATGCGATGATGTTGCCACCCTTGCCGAGTCCGAAGTCATACCATCTGTTGATTTCGGTGTTTACCTTGAACGAGGCATCGGTTTCCTCCCTGAGTGGTGTTTTGTACCAAAGGCTGTTGCCTTGTAGTTTTACGGGCGTATAACCCAAACTTTGCAGATAGTCTGCAATTCTGATTTGTTTTGCTTCCTGTGTGGTCATATTACCTACGGTTTTAAGATTGGTGAGAATCCGTTGATTTGATGAATGGATAGCCTAACACTTTTATATACAGACTTATATCTGTTCAACATCTTCTCAACAAACCACTCACCAAAAGAAAAAACAACAATCGGTCGGTGCTGTCCTCTCAACTTTTCTTTTGGATTGTTGAGATTTTGTTGAGAGTGTATAATTTTGATTATCAATATGGTTATATACATATTCATCATTTCAACGAAAAAAGAATGATATTACAGGGATTCAAGCTGTTCCCTTGTGACGGTAAAGAAACGACCGACTCTTTTTATCGGCTCATACCTGCACTCCCGATTGTAGTTGAATTGGCAAGTGGTATAGGTCAGTCCGTTGTTTGCAGGTGTAAGTTTCCAGCACTCCTGCACAACCTTTCTTACTTGGTGCTTCTCGGCTTTTATCTGCGATTGAGCCAACAAGGAAAGAATGTCGCCATAGCAGAACGAGAAAGTGTCCGTACCTGTACTCTCCATGATGTCAAATATCAGTTCGTGCATCTCTATCTCCAATCGGTTACGGTTACTGCGGATAATCTTCTGCAAGGCTTCGGTATGCAACTGCGATGGGGCAAACCACATACGGCTTTCCTTTTTGGTGGATAGCTGTCTGTGTTGCAGAAAATGGAGAAAGGCGGGTATCTCCGCTTTCAATTTTTGCAGAAAGTCGGTGTCATCGGACTGCAAGTGGTCTATCTTGCGTACCCAATAGCGTGTTTCCCCTGCGTCTATGATTACAGGCAGATACTCGTTGTTGGAACATAACACGAACTTGGCGAAGAACGCTATCTCGTCACGGTCTTTACCTTTGGCTTCCACCTTGTAGGATAATGTGGTGCTAAGATTCTTCAGCCGCTCGCTGTCCTCCCTGCGGTTGAGCAATACCTCGTCCACCACAATAAGGAGCTTGCCAGCCCAATCGGAATTGAACTGGCTTCGGAAGTCCTCGTTGGTGTTGAATGTGACATTGTTCTGAAAGAGGAGTTTCAGAAAGTTCAGGAACGTGCTTTTGCCTGTATTGCGTTGCTCCGACACCAACAGCAGGATAGGCAACTTTTGGACGGGTTGCAGGTAAAGCAGTTGCAGATAGTCCATCCCCAACTCGTATTGTTCCCCGAAGATGTGCCGTACCAATGAGCGGATATGCGAGAAATCGCCCTCCTTTGGTTGGTGGTCTATCGGCTCATAGAGGTTCAGGAACTTGCCGATTATGGGGCGGTAGTTCAGATGTTCGGGTACGGTGCAGAAGCCGTCATACTTGGGGACGCTGCCGATGTAGTCCTTGCCATAGTCTTGGCGCAGGGTCTCGTTGTTCCACGCTATGCGTTTCCTTACATACCCTCCGTTCAGTTTGGGTTGCTCCACAATCTTGTAGAGCGTTGTCCCCACTCGGATGAACTCTTCCTTTGCTATGTCGCCATCCGATGGCGGTCTGTGGCTGTCTTGTTGTTTGTTAGCTGACATAATCAAATGGTTTTAAGTTTGAAAAATACCAGCTACAAAAGTATAAGCATTTATCGGATAAGTTGTTACGCAAAATATAGCAGAATGGCGCAAAATGCCCCTCGAAACAAAAACTTTCAATGGATTAGGGCGGAAATCGGATAGGACAAACGAAAAAAACTCCCGAAAAACGAATGTGTGGGATTACGCTTTTCGGGAGAAAAAATCAGAGTGTTTGTCGTTCTGTCGTACTGACTTATTGAATTACTGACTTAACGGGTGAATTACGTCAGTCATTCATCTACGAGAAGTATTTGGCTTTTGCTATGCCGTTGGTGTTCAGCGAAAAGAAGATGTTTGTTTTCTCTTTTCGCAAGTACAGTCTTTCAAGAACTGCATTGCGCACCTGCTTTGCACTGTATGTGCCGATACGGAACGCAAGGGCGATTATCGTTTCAAGGTTGTAAACCTCCATACTGCACTTGTCGGATAGGCGGATTGTGCGCCTTATCTCGTACTCGTTCAGAACTCCGCACTTGCAGAGCGCCTTTATCCCTGCCCTGATGGTCGGGGCGGTTACATTGAACAACTCGCAAAAGCTCCCATTCACTCATGGCGATTGCGTCCATATCGGTCGGCAGGACTACTTTGCCGTACTCGTCTATGCTGATGATGTTCCTTTCCATATCCTATGCCATTTGTGTGTTTCCGAATGATTGATTTAGCTTGTCCCCGAACATGGTCAGGTCGTGGTCTATCTTCTGCGTGGTTATTTTCGCATAGAGTTGGGTCGTGACTATGTTCGTATGTCCCAATACACGGCTGACACTTTCAATCGGCATACCTTTACTGAGGGCAAGGGTGGCAAATCCATGTCTTGAGCAATGGAATGAAATCGCTTTCGTGATACCGCACTCTTTTATCATCTTTTTCAGCGGTTTACAGATAGACCAGTAGTTCAGATTTGGAAATACGGACTTGTCCGTTTGGAACGGTTCGTAACGCTTGATAATCTGCAAAGGAATATCAAGCAGTTTCACTTGGAACGGTATTTTTGTCTTGTGCCGTTTGGATATTATCCACTTTTCACCGTTCACCTCCACGATGTCATCGGTGGTCAGTTCCTTAATATCCACGAATGAGAGTGCCGTGAAGCTGGCGAATACGAAGATGTCACGGATATAGGACAGCTTGCTGTCCGCAAACTCGTGTGTCATCAGTGTTTTCAGCTCGTCTTCCGTCAGATACTCACGTTCCTTGATGTTGGGGCTGATGTGGAACTGTGCAAACGGATTTCTCGGTATAAGACCGTTGAAGTGCGCACGCATTACTACACCTTTCAGCCACATACAGTTGGTCCAGATACTGCCGTTCTGCAATCCTCTGTCTGTGGAAAGGAACACGGCAAACTCCTTGATTAAGTCGGGTGTCAGTTCAAGCATGGACAGGTCGCTGCGCTTGTAGTTCGCCTTGATGAACGCTGCCACATGGTTTCTTGCCCGAACCCTCGCCAAATAAGTACCCTTGACACGGTCTGTGCCTACACGTTTTTGGAAGGTGGCATTATCCTTGTCGAACGCCCCGAGCAGTGGCTCGTACTCGCTGCCTATGCCCTGATAGGCATTGCGCACCATTTCTGCCGTAACGTATGCCTCACGGTCTGAAATGCGCTGGTAGTGCTTGATGATTTGCGCCTTGATGTTATCCAAAGCGAGGTTGATTTCCCTCGCTTCGGCACTCTTGCCTTTGGCTCTGTTGCCTTTCGCATCCCAAAGGGCTTTCGGGATGGTCTGCTTGCAGCTGAATTGCGCCACCGAACCGTTGATAGTCACTCGTCCCATAATAGGGACAATACCGTTTTTCTCCTTGCTGCCGTTTACGTAAAACAGCACTTTGAACGTACTTCTTGCCATACTCGTTTTTTTGTTTGCAAAGTTAAATATCAACGAGTTATACCTTGGTACGCAAATTGGTGACAAACGGTGCAAAAGCATCCTGCCTGTGTTAAATATTACCTTTTGTCGGGTAACGATTTGAAAACCGTTCTCTTTCTATATTCCGCTTTTCT